TCTCAACTAAATAATTTTCTAATTGAGGATTTAAACATATTTCTTTTGCGAATTGATCTCTTGGTCCTAAATCCATCATAGTGGTAGGGAAATGTAAATTCCTTTCGTTAGATCCTTTACCATATATATTTTTAATATTAGTCCCATATAATTGTGGTCTTTGTCCTATAAAATACCCATTAACATTTGTTCCGTTTTGTTGTAAAACATATGGTGTTGATCTATAATAGAAAGTGTTTGTTTGATCATCTAAATAAATAGGACCTTGGTTTTGTCTGCCAGGAACTAAATCAAAATCTTTTGATCCACAAAACACATATTTTTTTGGATTATTTTGAGCGTCAAATATTGTTTTCTTTTTAAACGCATAAGAATAAAGAGTACCATTAACCCAGTTGTTTTGAAACACCTGACTGATAACTCCTCTACATGCACCAAATAATAATCTAAATCTTGATTTCCATTCAAAGAAATTATTATAATCTCTTAAAATTGCTCCTTCTGTTAAATATGGTTCTTGAATTAACTTATAACAACCCTTAGATATTCTTGTTGGGTTTTCATTTTCAGGACAAGGTGATTTTACACCAAAATTATCCCCTGAACCACTATAACACGGTAGTGGGACCATACCTTCACAACTAAAAGTTGCTAGTACTGATGTTGTTCCTGAAATTGCGTCTTCACTATAATCGTCCGAATTACCTGTATAATCCGTTTGTTGACCTCCCAATTGTAGTGTTTCACCATTGTCCGATATCCTATATATTGTAAAGTTATCATTTTGGTATAACGCATAACCATTATTACCAATAACTTGTGTGGTATCGGAAGTTGGTAACCGGTCAGATCTAATGATCATTCTTACGTTATCAACATTTTGATCAAATAACATTGTCTCGGATAATGTTGGGTTGTTTTCGTGGTATGCCGGAGCAAATAATCTTGGTCTCCTATCGGAATTGTCATTTAAAAATCCGGGGACTATGTTACCATCTAAATAATCATCTAATTGGGGGATAATAATTATGGGGTTACTATTTGGTACCTGATAATTAAAGTTGTATTTGTCATCCATATCCGGAAAATTAGTATATAAAAAGGATCCTCCTTCAACATTTCCTTGAACTGTTTGAGTGTAAGTACCGTTTGGTAAAATAAAGGGTAATCTATAACGATTTTCAGTATCGTAATGGTAATCACTTAATCCGGTATCATACCAAAAAGATTGTGTATTATCATTTATCGCCAACGCCCTTAATGGTGGGTTAGATTGTGACTGAGCAAGAGTGTAAAAATCATTAGGGAAAGCCTCATAACCATTATATGAAATACTTTTTTTATCTAAAGCGGAATAATACTTAATAGTGTTCGTAGTGAATGCACTATATAAGTTAGGGTCAGGTCTAAAATTAAAAGGTTTGTGGTATAATTTAGAAAATTGATATCCAACCTCGTGTGATTCGGGAGTCTTTTTATTTATCCACCAATCACTACTTAAATTTCCACTATTATTTTGTATCGGAACATTTAAGTAATACTTACCTCTTACCACATGCGTAAGAGGAGCCTTACCAAATAATTTTGATAAATCGTATTTTATTACTTGTTTTTCAGTGAATGGGTCAACTCCTCTAACTAAAAATATCGCATTTAAATTTTTCCACCCATCACCTATTTGTTTTAATGGGTCAATTAATGATGATTCTGTAGGGTTTGGATTACAATTAGATCTGTAATAAACCTTTTGTCTCGCATCAAAAAAGAAAAATTTTAAAAAATTAATGCTATTAGACGGTGAAAATGAATAATTAGCCCCTTGTTCTGCGGTCATACCCGTAATTACTTGAAAATACTCAATCCCTCCTTTGAACTTATATTCCCTCTCGGTTGATGTTCCGGTTATTGTTAAATTTGCGGTTGCGTCGTTTGCGTTAGCGTCAATGTAATTAACAGTCACTGTTGTATTAATTAGAGATGTTCCGGTGATTGCATTTGTACCAAATTGGTTTTCTGTGACTCCACTAACATTATACCCATTAATATTTAAATCGTTAGTATTATCGGGGTTTGTAAAACTAATTAAAGACCCTGGAGTTAAACTTTCAAGTGTATTATTATCACAAAGTAACACAACCATATTATCGGTAAATGGGTCTGATGGATACCCATCGTTATCGACCGTAGTTGTAATGATATTTTGCAAATAATTATTATCAAAATACCTTTGTCTAATATTTGCTAAATTTAACCTATGTGAGTATGTTACGTCCTCTAAAAATATGACCTCCTGATCGGTTGAACTACCTCCAGCTGTGGAGTAAAAAAGTCGATTAGTTGGTGTTCCTTTTATTTTAGTGTTAGGGTATCCAGCAATTGCATACCTAATACCGTAACTATTTAACTCATACTTTTGCCTTTGCCTGTTCCCATTACCACTATACCTATCTATTCTCATTCGACAAAATGGTGCTGAGTCATTACAATCCTCATTATCACCACTATCAATACACGCATCGTTGTTTGGTGTGTTACCCCAAAATGTATTGGAATTTACGTCACATAAAAATGATGAATTTTTTCTCGTATAAATTTCATTATCAGCGATTTTAATAACAGTAAGATTTCCTTCTGTTCCGTCACCATATATTTCTTCTAACGCCAATGATGATGATTCACAAGAGCAAGCCTCACAATCAGGATAAGTCATTGAGGGTAAATTAATACCGTTTAAATTAACAACACTAACAATTAGAGGAGCAACTTTAATAATATAAAACGCAGTTGCCACACCAAAGAGAATACCAGTCGCAAAAGATAATACCATCAATCCGATTGCGGGAAATGCCGCAACACCCGCAGCTAAAAGATAAACAGTAATATAACCCAACAACACCGTAATCCCAATAGCTAATGCCCATTTTGCAATAGGCCAAAACTTCGCGATTAAATGCATCAAAGGTATTAAAACAAAAGCCAATGGAGAAAAAATGGTTATAACTAAATTAAATAAGAAAAATATTAAATCAAAATTCCTTACACCATCATTAACCGGCATTCTATTTGTTGTTGTTGAACACTCCCTATTTGTAATTTCTTTTATACCTAAATGTCTTGATCTGTTGTAACCCCACTTCCATCTATCGATAAAACTTGAAACGGTGTAAACTCTATTATAATTAAATTCAAAAAACTTGTCTTCACAATTTATTGCATCTGCAATCATTTTTTGACCTATGGTTGTTCCTGTATCTCCGTAATCTGACCAATCTAAACTAAATGCGTAAGATTGTCTTTGTAATGTATCGTCTGTTGGTCCGTTCGCATCGATGTCCGAATCCCAACCATATTCCCTTATATTTGGCACCAAATAATCAGCCCTTTGTGTTGATGCTGCAAATCCTTCGTTTTGATATTGAATTTTAAATCTATATTTCGCTTTAGTTGGTATACCTACTTTAGGGTCGTTTGAAATTATTTGTTCCCCAAATTCGTTTGTTGTGACGTAATCCAAATTCATTGGCATTTCAATTAACCATGTCCCATCACTATCTATTAAGTTTCCACCTTCAGGTAATTTATACTGTTCTAATATTGGGTATCCTCCCGCATCGGTATATATTGTTTGTCTGATAGCTAAAATGGTGCCAGGTGCCGTAACCAAATCACAAAGATTCCCTGTATCAAATTTTGGTTTACAATTAGTTTGTAACGCATCTTCATCTGTTGTTGAAAACATTGATCCCATGAATATCGCTTGAGGTTCAATTTGAATCCCTAAATCCCTCAAATCAAAATCCACTCTTGTGATACCAATATTACATAACTCATCATCACCCCAAAACGAAGTTACTTCAACTTCTTTCTTTTCATTAACTATTTGTGGTAAAGAATCTAAATCAGGTGATGATTTAAAAGACGACCCCTCAAATTGTCCTTCACTACCCATACCCATTCTTATAAGGTCGGCAGGTCTTAAAGAAAAACAACCAATGTTTGATACGTCCATGTCCATCACAACTATTTGTTGTCCTAATGGAACTCCGACAATCATAAAGTCACCACTATCGTTAGTTCTAACTGTGTATTTATAATATTTTTCATAAACCTCTAATACCGTACCGTTACTTACAACATCCTCTCTATCAGGAAAAGTCCCTGTTGGGTTGTGCCCTCCATATTCTTGAACATAAGGTAAAAGGTTATATCTATAACCATCTTCATTTTTGTCGGTTAAAGTTTTATATGGATATAATGTTGAGATGACGGGATCTTCAGAGTCGTCAACTGAAAGTGGTACGAATACCGAAACTGTTACATTTGGCACCCCATACCCACCATTGGCAATTACCCTACCAGCAACCACCCCATAATCAGCACAAAACCTCGTGTAAACGTCTTCCTGTTTTAATTTTAAAGATAATATTTCAATAAAATCAAAATCTTGATCTACCTTAATTCTAATGTTTTTGTCTATTCCCGGTGTGGTTCTTAATCTATAGTTTTTGGACATACTTCTCTTTGTTGATAAATAGTTATGTTAGTTATTTTAAAAATAACAAGAGTATTGCCAAAATAAATAATCTTATGAGAAGTCTACGGTTGAAAGGTTTTTAACTCTAACCTTTATGTCTTTTCTTGGGAACCTAATTTGATATATTTGATCGGGTTCAGCAAATATAGTATCGTCAACTAAAGCTATTTGTTTTGTTGTATTATCGACATATCTTTGTGATGTTTCTGAAGAAGAATACTGACCACCAACTTTGTTATAAACTCTAATTTCCGCCAACGTATTTACCCCTCCAATATCTTGAACTAATCTTCGTAAATCAGATACGTTTAGATTTTGTCCGAGTTCTTTACTACTAGGATTCATATATGTGCTAACTTGATTAATAATTTGAGTTATAACTTCGGATTGTGAACCAGCATTATCTAACACAACAAAAAACTCTAACTCCAAATCTATAACTTTTGCAACTTCAATAGATATGTAATCATTTATCATTCTATATTTTGAAAGGTAGGTTGCTAAATTTGTTTTTAGGTTATTAGAAACTGTTTGAGTTAAAACACCTGTATTGTCGTAAGATAATATTTTTATCAAAATTTTATTATCTAACTCAGTTATTGAAACTTTAGCCGGAGCACCGTAATTACCCGGCATAGTATCTATTAATGATTTATAATCATTTATTGTTACCGCTCTTTTTTGTGATGCAAAATTAAATGTAACCATGTTTCTAACCTCATCAATTGATGGTTGATTTGACCCACCTATTGCTGCGGTAACATTATTTACACTTAACGATTGTGTTACACTTCTATTTATACTATCCGATGGACCATTAACATAGAAGTCTGCAGTTACAACTTGAGATATTGCACCAACACCTATATTTGAAACCAAACCACCACCAACTCTATATTGGACAAAAAGTGTGGTGTTAGGTTGAACAGTTAATCCAAGACCTATATTATTTTGGTAATTTTGTAATTTTAACGGTATACCCGTTTGAGTAAATTGTTGAAGTTGTTGGTTTGGTGTAGTTGTACCAGCCCCAAATTGTATTTTTAAAAACCCTTCGGGCGTGTATTCAGTAATAAACCTATTATCGGTTTTAATGTATTTACCAACTTTTACACCGGCAGAATCAACAGGTTTTGTTGTGTCTTCAATAAATACAGTATCCTCTACTAAAGCATCGACTTCATACCATCTTCCATTACTTGAATTAAATTCAGCATATGTTGGTGTGTTTTGATAAGATGTTCCGTCTTTTTGAATAATTGATGTTACCCCTAAAACATTTTTTTCAGGTAAAAAGAAATTATAAAAGGGAACCACATTATTACTATTAATAACTATTTTAAATATTTTTGTAGATCCGTTTACAATAACTTCTCTTTTTGTGATGACATAATTAACAATATTATTGTTCTGGTCAAATGTCGGTATCTTAGTTCTATTTACAAACCCTTCAATGTTATAGTCTGAAGAAAAATCAATATCATAAAGATTTTCAAATATTGTCCCTGCACCCGCAAATTGTGATCCCGCCCTTAAAACACCCAAGTATGCGGTGTTATCTGAATCACCTGCCGGTGGTACGGTTATAGAAATATCAGCAATTGTAACCGATGGTCTAAATCCTGGTATTTTTAAACCATAAGTTCTTGCAATATTAAATACTGATGACCTTTGTTGGGCATATTGTAGTACGGTTTCTTGGATACTTCTATCAATATGAAAATGTAAATTATCAGTGATAGCGGCATTTAAATCCATCAATACCGAAAATACCGAAGCATCATTAAAGTTTTGTATAAGTTCAGGATAATACTGTTGGGTGTAATTTATTAACTCCCTTCTTATTCCTTCAAAGTCTCTTTCTGTATATGAAATTTTTCTATTTGCCATATAATATTAAATATTGATTATTACGAATTCTCTAGTCCCAAAAGCACTTGAATTATCTATGTATTCTATTTTTACTTTTGCGGTATATTCTTCTGTGTTTGCACCAGGCACTCTATAAATTGGTACATCAAATTGTTCTACCGGCAATTCACCTAAAGAAGGTTCGGTATTTACGTAAGGTTCTATCGAAATGTTTTGTATTGTTAGGTTGGGGATATATTTAGTAACAGAATCTTCTATTTCGGTCTTAATGCTATCAAAAGTTAACCCATCTAAAGGTTCAAAAATAAAATCATATAATCTTGTACCAAAATCTGGTAAAAAATAACGACTACCCTTTCTTGTCAATAATAGGTGAATTAAATTACTTCTTATTTCATCATTTGTTTCTTCAGAAAGTAATAAAAATTTTCCATCAATACTTTGTCTAAAAGGAAATATTATACCGTATGTAATTCCATCTGCCATATCAAATAAATATAACCTGATATAATTTTATATAAATAAAAAAAATCCCAACTTAATGTCGGGATTCTTGTAAAACTTTATTTCCTCTTTCGTGTCTGGGTTCGTATGGACAATGTAAGCAACCATTGCCACAACACTTACCACGTTTCATATGATATTCTTCTGTCATAACCATTCTACCTTGACTATCATAATAAAATTCAGTTGTCTGGAGTTTTGGTCCAAACTCTCTAACGTATTGTTGTTGTATCCAATCTTTTGATGCTCCTACATTCATATTAGTTAGTTTTTCTTTGGTTATAAAACGCTAACAATACTTGGTATGTTAGCGTTATATTATTTCCCCATTGTGCTTTCATAACTTAAACAATTTCACATGCTCCACCAGCACACGCAACTTCTCCTCGTAGGTCGGTGTTATCTTGTAACTCAATTACTTTAGTAAGATCAATATTAGTTAATGTTTTTACTAAGTTTTCATATTCTTCTTTTGTACAATCGGAAAACGGAGCCTGGGTATACGAACCTCCGTTGTATGGTAATACAGAAAGTCCATT